CTTCAAGATTGAGGGCAAGGGTATTCGATTTGGACTAACTGGAATTAAGTATATCTCTGACAATATTGCATCTAAGTATATGGCTGCTCGTCCATTTAATAGCTACAAGGAACTTGAAGAGTTTACTTTTGGCAAGGGTAATGGAGTCAATAGCCGTGCACTACAAGCAATGAGAGTTGTTGGTGCTGCCACATTCCACGATCAGCCACGAAATGACCAAGAGATTCGTGAAAACCTATACGAGTACTTAAATCTTCCAGAGTTTAATATCTCTGTTCCCCAACACTATCACGCATTTGTTAGTGATGTGGAGGAGTTCGAAGAAAAGGGATCATTTATTCTAATGGGTATGGCAAAAGAAGTTAAGCGTGGCAAGGGATGGTCACGTGTAGAAATTCTAGATAAGACAGGAAGCGTTGGTATCTTTGATGAAGAACAGTCTACAATCGAAACTGGAAAGACATATCTTATTTTGGCTAGCGATAATCGCATTACTGAGGCCATCCAGATTGATGAGATTGGTAAGGCTGATACGCAATCAGCACTTATAAAATATCTGAACTATAAGCAATTGCCTTATAAAGATGAGGAACTATTTGTTGTATCTTTTAAGCCACGCATTACCAAGGCAGGCAAAAAGATGGCAACACTTACCCTAGCAGATGCCTCTAGAGAGTTACACCCAGTAACAGTATTCCCTACAGCATTTGCTAAGGCATATATGAAGATTCAGGAAGGGTCTGCGTATAAATTTGATTTGGGAAAAACCAAGGATGGAACAATAATTATGGAGGATGTACATGCAATTTGATGATTGGGCAGAAGAGCTACACAAGACTGCCGTAGCCAAGGGATTTTGGCCAGAAGACGTAGATGATATCTTCATTACAAAGCAGCTGATGATGATTGTGTCAGAGGCTGTAGAGGTCATGGAGGCTATTAGAAAGGATAAGGGAGAAGACCAAATCGCTGACGAAATGGCAGATATCCTTATTAGAACCTTTGATCTATACGCAGGGCTAGTGGAGCATGGATATACCAAAACCTCTCTAGACTATGCTATGGAAAAGAAGACAAGCTTTAACAAGACAAGACCAGAAAAGCACGGGGTAAAGTTCTAATGACAGTAACAGTAGAAGATGTATTGGCACAGCTTAATCCAAAGCTACGTAAGAATATTATGGTTGGAGATTCAGTTCCAGAGACAGAGTTTCAGCCAACACCAAGCTTTGGTCTTAATAGAGCACTAAATGGTGGACTTCCATATGGTCGTCAGGTATTGATTTGGGGATCTAAGTCATCTGCAAAGTCATCTGTATGCCTACAGACAATTGCTCTTGCACAAAAAGATGGAAAGATCTGTGCCTGGATTGATGCTGAAATGTCATATGATAAGTCATGGGCAGAACGTTTGGGTGTAGATACATCAAAGCTTATTGTGTCTCAGGCACGTACGATTAATGACATGGTTGACGTTGGTACACAGCTTATGAATGCTGGAGTAGATATAATTGTTGTTGACTCAATCACATCACTACTGCCTGCAATCTACTTTGAGAAAGACTCTGATGAGCTCAAGCAGCTAGAAAATACTAAGCAGATTGGTGCAGAAGCTAGAGACTTTAGCAATGCAGTAAAGATGCTTAACTATGCAAACAATAAGGTTAAGCCTACTCTGCTAATCTTTATTAGTCAGTCTAGGAACAACATTAGTGCTATGTACACTAGCCAGCAACCAACTGGAGGTACATCAGTAAAGTTTTATTCATCAACAATCATTAAGCTGTTCTCATCTGAGTCAGATAATCAAGCAATTAAGGGGAAGATCCATGTTGGAGATAAACTCATTGAAGAAAAGATTGGTAGAAAAGTTCGTTGGGATTTACAGTTCTCTAAGACATCTCCTGCTTTTCAGGGTGGCGAATACGACTTTTATTTTAGGGGAGACGATGTTGGCGTTGATGCCATTGGCGATTTGGTTGATACTGCAGAGTCTCTAGGCATTGTAGCAAGAACTGGTGCATGGTATCAGCTTGAGGATGGAACAAAGGTTCAGGGAAGAGAGGCTTTTATCGCAAGGGTAAAGGAAGATCTAGATCTACAGGAATCAATCAAGGCAAAGCTAAATGGCTAAGTACACGGTATATAACGGTAAATTTCAATGTCATACCTGCAAGGCAGAGGTTACATCTCTAAGATCATATCCAGAAACAAAAGAATTAACTTGGATGTGCAAGGATGGACACATTAGTAGGGTGTCGCTAGCAACAAAGAAGAAAAGGGACTATGAGCGAGAGAAGTGAGAGCAAAAGAATAGGAGCCAAGCAGCATAAGAATTCTGGTAGAAATACCAAGAAGGGCGATGCGACTTGGCACAACTTCACTGTTGACTTCAAAGAGTATCCCAAGGGCTTTACAGTAAACAAGGACAACTGGGCTAAGGCAGTTACAGATGCAATCAGGAATGGTAATGACCCAGCAATCTTTGTTGTTCTTGGCGAGGGTAACCAGAAGGTAAGGCTGGCTATTGTTGAGCTAGAGTTACTAGAACAATTAATTGATGAGGTATAATGTTATTATGCAAAAATATGTAAAAGGTGTTTTCTCAGAAGAACAGGTTTTATACCTAAAAAAGTATATAGCAGATGAGCTGTCAAAGAGAACGGTTTATGTCTGGGATGAACATAAAACCAAAGAGACATTTCCACAAGAAGTATTTATGGATACGTCTAAATATCTTAACAATGTTTCTCTTGGAAAGATTATACTAGAGCTAAAACTTAGACAAGATATCAAAGATAGGGTTGTTGAGATTGCCAGAAATAATGGGTTTGATGTAGACTTTTTTGATGCAACATACACAGAATATTCTGCAAAATATGGTAGGCCAAATCTTGAGTCGCATACAGATTTTCAAAACTTTTGTTTGATGGATTACCAGCTAGAGGCAAATATTTCTTGGCCACTTTACATAGAAGACATAACTTATGATCTTCAGGATAACGAATCAATAACCTTTGTTCCTTCAAAGCTAATTCATGGTAGAATAGACAAAGAGTTTAAAGACGGAGATGTAGTAAAAATGATATTTTTCAATATGACTTTTAAAAATGAAACAGGAGATAAAAATGAAAATTAATCCACAAACAGGTCTTCCGCTAAATGTTGCACCAATGCACAAGTGGCTAACAGACTTTGACAAATACAATGAAAAGCTTCCAATTTATATTGAGAAGCCATTTACAGATGAACAGATTGACCAGCTTAGATCAGTAATTGAGGCCAATCGTGCATTAATGACTGAAGGTCAGTATGATAGACTTCAGGGTAGTCAGGAGCAGTACTACGGTCAAACACGATTCCATCCAAAGAAGATTGTTCATATGTCTAGACTTCTTATCGAGTTTAACTGCCCACCAGAAATTGAAGCGGTAATGGATTCTTATGCCAAGCCACTACATAAGGACCCAATCAGGCTTACCCACTACAATTACATTGACTACAATGTTAAGTATGGAGATGGAAAGCATGCACCAGCATTGCCACCACATCTAGATGCAGATGAAAATCTAGTAACCTTTAACTACTGTCTTGACCAGAACATTGAGGACTGGGAAGTTTGGGTAGAAGACAAGCCATATAATCTTAAGAAAGGTGATGCCCTTATCTTTAGTGCTGTAAACCAGGTACACTGGAGACCAAAGCGAAAGTGGAAAGAGGGAGAGTTTGTAGAAATTGTAAGCTTTGACTATTGCCCAGTAACAAACTATCGCTGGACTGGTCAGTTTAACCCTATTGATCCAAGGTTCTGTCATGAAGAGAGAGAAGCATACGGTGATCAGGTAGCAAAGCATCCAAAAATGATGGCTGCATGGGATATCTATAATGAAATGGGTCTAAAAGACGGAATCCATCAATCAGAGATTGCAGGATTTGTGAATGAGTAATGAGACAACTCTTGACATGATTAATGGTCTTGCAGAAGTTGCAGACTATATGCAGGATGAAGAGCTTACTACAGCACTTACATTTATTGCAAAACTAATAGTAAAACCAGACATTCCTCTGAATGTCGCAACAATTGAGATCGTACGCCTACAGGCAATTGCTGCTAAAATGTCCTTTAAGGCAACCTGGATGGCTAACGTAGATAAGGGAGATAGAGCGAAGAAGAACCTATACTTTACCGCTGCAGAATCAATCAATAACTTGGTTGCTGCACTAAAGTATATTACTCGCTAAGTGGTATTATGGCTAAAAATTTATTAAGTCAGGTAATGTTAAAAAAGGTTGAAGAAAAGCCTAACATGTTTATCAAGCCTGAAGAACTGATTGCAAAAATTCATCATGGATACACTGTAACTCGTGTAGCAAAGTTTCAAAAGAAGAAGACTTTTGCTCCTAGTACAATCGCATACTCTCATGGAGAGTGTCCAAGATATTGGTACCTAGCTTTTGATGGTGCCATATTTGAGGACAATGCAGATGCTTATGGTGTAGCAAATATGACATCTGGAACTTTGTCTCACGACAGAATTCAAAGTGCAATGCTTAACTCTGGCCTCGCTAAAGAGTTTGTTGATGACAATGGTCAGAAAACTACAGAGTTTAAGATTGTAAGTCAAGATCCACCAATCTTTGGATATGGTGATGCAATGTTGGAGTGGGCTGGCGAAGACGTTGTTGGAGAAATTAAAACCATGCCAAGCGAAGGATTTGAGTATAGAAAGGCTCATGGTAAGCCAAAGACTGGCCACCTTGTTCAGCTTCTTATCTATATGAAGATTCTTGGCAAAACTAAGGGTGTTCTTATATATGAGAATAAGAATAACCACGACTTGTTGGTATTGCCTATTGAGGTTAAGCCAGGAAGTTATCTAGTATCGTGGGTAAACCAGGCATTTGATTGGATGAGAACTGTTCGAAAGGCATGGACAGATAGAACCTTGCCCGAAAAGAACTATAGGTCTAATTCAAAAATTTGCAAGACATGTCCTATTCAGGCTGCATGTGCTGAAGCTGGTAAGGGAGATATTAAAATTAAATCTCTGGAGCCAATAGATGAAGCACTGTCAATGGTGTGATACACACTTTAGTCCAAAAACTTCTTATCAAATATATTGCTCTTCCTTGTGTAGGGATCAGGCTACAAAAGAAAAAATAGCCCAGCGTTACGAGAGAACAAGGCGTGAGCGACGAAAGAATAAGGATCGTAGATGTAAGATTTGCAATAATGTTTTGTCATTTTATAACGATGAAAAGACATGTGAGTCATGCAAGGTTGATCCAAAAGAAATTAATAGAGTACTGAGACAAATAAAAGGAATGGCAAATGGTAAAGTTGAACTCGATAGTGGGGAAGCCAACCAAAATTCTGGCAATTGATGCAAGCACAAATAGTCTTGCATTTGCACTGTTTGACTCAAAGTCTTTGGTGTCTTTCGGTAAAATAAAGTATAGTGGCATTACAACATACGATAAGGTTATAGATGCATGCAAGAAAACAAAAGCTTTCTTAGACATCTATGGCCCTATTGGTGCCATTGTGATTGAGCACACAGTATTTATGAATAGCCCTAAGACTGCAGCAGACCTAGCTCTAGTTCAGGGTGGCCTGCTTGGGGCAGCTGGTTTGGCTGGGGTAACACAGATTAAGTCGGTAGCTCCAATCACATGGCAAAACTACATTGGTAATAAGAAACTAACCAAAGAGGAAAAGCTTGATATTCGTAACCAAAATCCTGGCAAGTCTGAGTCATGGCTTAAGACATATGAAAGAAATCTCAGAAAAGAAAAAACTATTAATTATATTAATATTCAATATGATAGGATGGTCAGCGATAATGACGTTGCTGATGCTATTGGTATTGGGCATTACGCTATAAATAACTGGGAGAGGTTGACAAGCTAATGGCAAAACTGTATACTAGTGAGGCGTGGCTTCGCAAAAGGTTCGTTATGGACAAGAAGTCGCCAGAAGACATAGCAAAAGAATGCGGAGTTAGTTTAGAGACTATCTATGTATATCTTGCAAAATTTGGACTAAGAAAGAGTAGAAGATGAGCGATAAATTAAAGATTACGGTTGATCAAGTAAATCATCCTACACACTATACTAGCCATCCAAGCGGTATTGAAGCACTTCAGATTACTAGGCATATGAACTTTAATCTTGGCAATGCAATGAAGTATATCTGGAGAGCTGGAATTAAGAGCGAAGAGAAGCACATCGAAGACCTTGAGAAGGCTATCTTTTATATCCAGGATGAGATTAAGCGTATTAAGGGTGAGTTTTAGTTGGGTCGTAAGAAGAATGCTGCACCAGTAGCTCCTAGTAGGTTTACTAGAGAGCATTCAATGCTAGTTAATGGCTTTGAGATAGTTCGTGGTGATATAATTAAAGTTAGTGGAGAATACGGACTCAAGTTCAAATTCGATGCTGTAGTAACCAACATGGAGACAGGATCTAGTTGGGTAGACTGCTTTGAACTATTCAGAGGGCAAAGCCATAGCTACAGATCGTTTGCTTTGGATAGGGTTAAGAGAATACCACAGAAGGGCAAGAGGGCAAAGAAGAATGTCTCATCAGATTGAATATCTTGACTCACCAACAAGGGTCTGGATTATTGACGACTTCTTGAGTACAGAGCTTGCCACACAGCTTTCTGACGAATTCTATAAGTATGAAGATGAAAGATGGCTAACAAGAAACAACTCAGAGTTTGAGGAAAAGCTTCTTTCTACACATTGGGACTGGTATCCTAAATCTTTTTATAAAACATTTTTTGATTTGACATCTGTTAATTTTACAAAAGAGTTAGAAGACCTAACTGGTATTGATGGGCTTATCGCAGACTATGGTCTACATGCTGGTGGAATGCATCTACACGCAAGCAACGGCAGACTTAATCTACACCAGGATGCAAAGGTGCATCCGAAACTTGACCTAGTAAGAAAGCTAAACTTAATTGTTTATCTAAATAAAAACTGGGAAGATAACTGGGGTGGAGAGCTAGAGTTCTGGAGTGACAAGGACGGAGAGCCTAATGAGCTAGAGTTCTATGTCGAACCAAAGTTTAATCGTGCAGTCCTATTTGAAACAGATAGAGATTTTTGGCATGGTCTTCCAGAAATGATTGCTGCACCTAATGGTGAAAACAGACAAAGCATTGCTATCTTTTATTACATTAAGTCTGATGATGCTCTTGATATGCCAACAAGATCGAAGTTTGCATTAACTGATGAGCAAAAGATGAACCCAGAACTTGTGGCTAAGAACGAAGAAAGAATGAGAACGGCCTTTAAATATGGAAGATAAGCTAATAGAGCACCTTGATAATGTAAACAAGGTTGTAGAAAAATACCTTGCTGGTAGCGATCCAACACAGATTTCAAAAGAACTGTCTATGTCAAGACAGACTGTCGTTGGATACATTAGCGAATGGAGACAAATGGCTGCAGATAATGCAGCTATCCGTGCTCGTGCTAAAGAGGCACTCGTTGGTGCTGATACGCATTACAGCAAGCTAATTTCAAAAGCTTATGAAGTTATTGAAGAGGCCACGACTACTGCAAATCTTAGTGCAAAAACGCAGGGCATTAAACTCGTAATGGACCTAGAAAAGACACGAATTGAGATGCTACAAAAAGCTGGACTACTTGAAAATAAAGAGCTAGCAGAAGAAATGATTGAGATTGAGGAAAAGCAGGAAGCACTTATCCAAATCCTAAAAGACATCGCATCTGAATATCCAGAAATTCGTGATGAAATCATGAGAAGACTCTCTAGACTTAGTAAAGATAAAGAGACTGTAGTGATTGTGAATAATAATGTTTGATGATTTCTTAGATGCACTGAAGTCCGATAACTTTGATGAGCGTCCAGTAGATGCCAAAACCTTCGTTGAAGGAGAGGACTATCTGAACCAACCACCACTATCTGATGTTCAGTACGACATCGTAGAGGCTATGAGCCAAATCTACAAACTAGAAGATCTTATTGATCTTATGGGAGAAACAGATGGAAGAAGATACTACAAGAAATATACCAAGAACGAAGTCATTCTTCAGCTCGGAAAAGGCTCTGGAAAAGATTTTACTTCTACGGTTGCGTGTGCTTATATTGTCTATAAGCTACTTTGCCTTAAAGATCCTGCACGTTATTTTGGTAAGCCTAGTGGCGATGCCATTGATATCATTAACGTTGCGATCAACGCACAACAGGCGAAGAACGTATTCTTTAAAGGCTTTAAAACTAAGATTGAGAAATCGTCTTGGTTTGCTGGAAAATACAACCCAAAAGCGGAATCAATTGAATTTGATAAATCTATCACAGTATACTCAGGTCACTCAGAAAGAGAGTCGCATGAGGGTCTTAACCTTATCCTTGCAGTTCTTGACGAGATCTCTGGTTTTGCTACAGAAATTGGAACAGGAAATGATCAGGGTAAGACGGCTGATAATATCTACAAAGCGTTTCGTGCGTCTGTTGACTCACGTTTCCCAGACTTAGGTAAGGTAGCACTTCTTTCTTTTCCACGTTTTCCTGGAGACTTCATCTCTACAAGATATGATGCAGTAATTGCAGAAAAAGAAGTAGTCACAAAACAACATAAATTTATTATGAATGAAGATCTTCCAGAAGATGCAGAAGGAAACTCACTTGAAATTTCATGGGATGAGGACACAATTGTTTCTTACAAGTATCCAGGAATGTTTGCTCTTAAGCGTCCAACATGGGTAGTAAACCCTACTCGTAAAATTGATGACTTCAAGTTAGCATTCTTTACTGATATGGGAGATGCTATGCAACGCTTTGCGTGTGTTCCAACATACATGTCAGATGCATTCTTTAAGCAAAGAGATAAAGTTCGTGCAGCAATGACTGTGCGTAACCCACTCGATTCATTTAGAAGATTTGAACCTTCGTTTGAGCCAGACCCAGAAAAGATTTATTATGTTCATGCTGACCTTGCACAGAAGCATGACAAGTGTGCTGTAGCTATTGCTCACGTTGAAAAGTGGGTAAATGTCCAGGTAGTTAAAGACTACCAACAGATTGCTCCTATTGTTGTAGTAGATGCAGTAGCGTATTGGGAGCCAAAAGTAGAGGGCCCAGTAGATTTATCTGAAGTAAAACAATGGATACAAAACCTAAGAAGAATTGGTTTCAATATAGGTCTTGTATCATTTGACCGCTGGCAGTCGTTTGACATTCAGAATGAGCTAAAGCAGATTGGTATGAGAACTGATACTGTTTCTGTTGGCAAAAAACATTATGAAGATATGGCTATGCTAGTATATGAAGAAAGACTTGCTATGCCAGCAGTCGAACTTTTGTTCGAAGAGCTGACAGAGCTAAAGATCACTAAGAATGGTAAGAATGTTGACCACCCACGTAAGCTGTCCAAGGACCTAGCTGACGCTGTGTGTGGCTCTATTTTTGGTGCTATAAGTCACACACCAAGGGATCTAAACCTTGAAGTTGAGGTGCATACCTTTAGGGATAGACCTAAAACTGAACTTGACAAGCAAAAAGATAGTGTGATACAATATAAACCTATGCCAAAAGAGGTAAAAGACTATTTGGATAGGTTCAATTTAATCTAAATAATAATATAGAAAAGGAAAACATATATATGACTTCACTTAAGAAGATCGCATTCGCATTGGTTGCAGCCACTGCCCTTGCAACATCAGTAATCGCAACACCTGCAAGTGCTGCAGTATCTACAGCTCTAACTGTTGGCGGTAACGCTGCGGTAGGCGGTACTGCTGTATCAGCACCAGTAGCACTTCCAGTACCTGCAGACAACTCTGTAGATGCTGTAGATGCACTAAAGATTGCCCTAACAGGTCTTGACACTGGAACAACTGTTTCAGCTGTTGTAACAAATGGTAAGATCGTAACTGCACTTGCTGCTGTTAACGCTCCTGTATCTGCTTCTGCAGGTGTTTCAAATGTATCAATTAACACTGGTACTGGAACTACTGCAGATATCTACGTATTTACTACAACTACTGCAGTTGGTACTGTAGCAGTTACTGTCGGTGGAAACACAACTACATACTACTTCCAGGGTACTGCTGGTGCACTAAACGCAATTGAACTTGCTGGTGCAGCTTCAGGTGCTGCAGGAACTACATATACTGCATCAGTACGTGGTGTTGACGTATTCGGTAATGCTAAGGGTGGTGCATCTATCAGCCTTCAGGTTGTAACAAACACTGCATCTACTGTTTATGCATTGACAACTGACACTGCAACTGCAACTCTTGGAACTAAGACTCAGGACATTACGCTTCCTGCTGCTGGTACTGTTCGACTAATTGCAACTGCAACTGTCGCATCTGCTGTTACTGGTCTAGCAACTCCTGTTGCTGTCCGTGTTGCTGATGTTACAGTTCGTGACCTTGCATCAGAGCTAACTGCTAAGACTGCAGAACTAACTGTCGCTCAGGCTGCACTTGCTGCTGAAAAGGTTGCACACGATGCAACTAAGGCTGAACTTGCTAAGGTAAAGGCTGAACTTGCTCTTGAGCAGGCAAAGGCTATTGCTGAGGCTAAGAATACAGCATCTGCAAAGGCAAAGTACAATGCACTTGCTACAAAGTGGAACAAGAAGTTCCCAAAGACTAAGGTCGCATTGCTTAAGTAATTAAAGCATAACTTGTAGGGGGAGGGAGTAAAATCTCTCCCCTTACTTGTCTCAAAATAGGGTAGGAGCATATAAGGTGTCAATAAAGTTGGTATACTTTTCTAACCATTCTGGAAATACCAGAAGGTTCGTTGAGAAGCTAGCCTACGAGGCACAGCAAATTCCAATTAGATGGAATGAGGATGACCCACTTATTGTTGACTTTAAATATGTATTATGTGTGCCAACATATGGTGGTGGAAATGACAATACATCAATCCCAAAACAAGTCAAAAAGTTTTTAAATGTTCCAGCAAATAGATCAAATTTAGTTGGTATAATAGGTTTCGGAAATACAAATTTTGGAGAACATTTCTGCAAAGCTGCAGATCTGATATCTCAAAAAACTGGGGCACCAGTAATTGCAAGAGTAGAAATTTTTGGCACGTCAGAAGATGTGCAAAGAGTAACAGATAGGTTGGAAGAGATAAATGGACAATTATAGCTATCATGAGCTAAACGCTATGCTAAACATATATGGCGAAGACGGACAAATTCAGTTCGATAAAGATAAGGCTGCTGCTAAAGCATACTTCCTAGATCATGTGAATCAGAACACAGTGTTCTTTCACTCATTAGAAGAAAAGCTTAGCTATTTAGTTGAGAATGAGTATTATGATAACTCAGTTCTTGAAAAGTATAGCTTTGAATTTATTAAGTCTTTGTTTAAAGAAGCGTATGGAAAGCGTTTTAGGTTCCCAACCTTTGTTGGTGCATACAAGTTCTATACTCAGTATGCACTTAAGACTTTTGACGGTGAGCGTTATCTGGAACGCTTTGAAGATCGTGTTTGCATGAATGCCCTTATGCTTGCACAGGGAGATGAGAAGCTTGCTCTTGACCTTGTAGAAGAAATCATCTCAGGTCGCTTCCAGCCTGCAACTCCAACATTCCTAAATGCTGGCAAGGCACAGCGTGGAGAATTTGTTTCATGTTTCCTACTTCGTATCGAAGATAATATGGAATCAATCGCACGTGCAATTAACTCTTCACTACAGCTTTCAAAGCGTGGTGGCGGTGTAGCACTCAACCTAAGCAACCTACGTGAAGCAGGGGCACCAATCAAGAAGATTGAAAACCAGTCTTCTGGCGTAATCCCTGTTATGAAACTTTTGGAAGACAGCTTCTCCTACGCCAACCAGCTAGGGGCTCGTCAGGGTGCAGGTGCTGTTTACCTAAACGCACATCACCCAGACATCATGAAGTTCCTAGACACCAAGCGTGAGAACGCCGATGAGAAGATTCGCATCAAGACCCTTTCAATCGGTGTGGTAATTCCAGATGTGACGCTTGAGCTAGCTAAGAACAACGAAGACATGTACCTCTTCTCGCCTTACGACATTGAGCGTGTGTATGGTGTTCCAATGTCAGATATGTCGGTAACTGAAAAGTATCAGGAAATGGTTGATGACGCTAGAATTAAGAAGACTAAGATTAAGGCACGTGACCTATTCCAGCGTATTGCTGAGCTTCAGTTCGAGTCTGGCTACCCATACATCGTTTATGAAGACACCGTAAACGCTGCTAACCCAATCCAGGGTCGCATCAACATGTCGAACCTTTGCTCTGAAATCCTTCAAGTCAACACACCAAGCACATATAACAATGACCTATCATACAATGAAATTGGTAAGGATATTTCTTGTAATCTTGGCTCACTCAACATTGCTAAGGTTATGGAAGGTCCAGACTTTGAAAAGTCTGTTGATGTTGCAATTAGAGCACTGACTGCAGTTGCTGATATGTCATATATAGATTCTGTTCTGTCAATTGCAGAGGGTAACAAGAAGTCACGTGCTATTGGCCTTGGTCAGATGAACCTTCATGGCTACTTTGGTAAGGAGCGTATGCACTATGGTGATGAAGAGTCAATTGACTTTACTAATATTTACTTCTATACTATTCTGTTTAACGCTCTGAAGTCTTCTAACAGAATGGCAAAAGAAACACGCAGCCCATTTGATGGATTCTGGCAATCAAAGTATGCTGATGGTACATTCTTTGTCAAGTATATTGCAAATGAATGGAAGCCTAAGACTAACAAGGTTGCTAAACTTTTTGCAGATGCAGGTATTCACATTCCTGATCAAGAAGACTGGAAAGAGCTTGCGAACAATGTAATGAACTTTGGCTTATACAACCAAAACCTTCAGGCTGTACCACCAACAGGCTCAATTTCATATATCAATAACTCAACATCATCTATCCACCCAATCGCATCTCGCATTGAGATCCGTAAGGAAGGAAAGATGGGGCGTGTTTACTATCCAGCACCATACCTAACCAACGATAACCTTGAGTATTTTAAGGATGCCTACGAGGTAGGACCAGAGAAGATCATCGATGTCTACGCTGCTGCGACCCAGCACGTTGACCAAGGTCTATCGCTAACACTGTTCTTCAAAGACACCGCCACCACTCGTGACGTAAATAAGGCACAAATTTATGCTTGGAAGCAAGGTATTAAGACCATTTACTACATCAGAATCCGACAGCTTGCACTAGAGGGTACTGAAATCGACAACTGCGTAAGCTGCATGCTATAAGGAGAAAAATGATTACTAGACCAATTAACTGGAACAAAGTAGAAGACCCAATCGATCTAGAGGTCTGGAACCGTCTAACGGCAAACTTTTGGTTGCCTGAGAAGGTGCCATTGTCAAATGATATTCAATCATGGTCAACCCTAAAGGACCACGAGAAGCTTTTGACTATGCGTGTGTTTACTGGTTTGACTATGCTGGATACAATCCAGGGTACAGTGGGAGCAATGTCACTTATCCCAGATGCACGTACACAGCATGAGGAAGCAGTAATCACTAACATTGCCTTTATGGAGTCAGTACATGCTAAGTCATACTCTAGTGTATTCTCTACGCTAACTTCTACACAGGACATTGAAGATGCCTTTAGATGGTCTGAAGAGAATCCATACCTTCAGAAGAAGGCACAGATTGTTCTAGAAAGATACTATGGAGATGATCCAGAAAAGCGTAAGATTGCTTCAACACTCCTGGAGTCATTCTTGTTCTACTCAGGTTTCTACCTACCGATGTACTGGTCATCACGAGCAAAGCTGACTAACACTGCAGACTTGATTCGTCTGATCATTCGTGATGAAGCTGTTCATGGTTACTACATTGGCTACAAGTTCCAGCAGGCATTTAATGAGGCATCTCCTGAGCGTCAAGAAGAGCTTAAGGAATATTGCTATAGCCTGCTAATGGAACTATATGACAATGAGATTAAGTATACTGCAGCATTGTATGATGAAATCGGACTAACTGAAGATGTCAAAAAGTTCCTGCACTACAACGCAAACAAGGCTCTAATGAATCTTGGTTTTGATGCACTATTTCCTA